GCCTTAGTCAATAAATTAATCGTAGCCGGCGTGCTATTTGCCGCTGAAAGGATTAACGAATTTTTCATTGTTCATCTGTTCGATTATGTTATTACCTGCTTCGCTTATGTTTTCGTAAGCCGTTTGCATTTTCCCTTTTACCGGCGTTTTATTTATTTCCTGCTTCAAAGGAAATAAGCCTGACCAATTGTTAGCAATTGACTGCTCAATAATTTGTTGCAATTCAAAATCGCTTTTCGATTCAAATTTTGCAAGCAAAGTTTCACGTCCGGAAGGGGTGTAAGATTGACGCTTTTCTTTTTTGTAGGAAAACCAACGATTCCAAAGTTCATCCCTAAAAGACAGCACCACCGGTGCGGCACTTATTTCTTTTACTTTACTTTCATTTACTTTACTTTCTTTTACTTTACTTTGTTGAACGGTCGTTGAACGGTCGTTGAGCAATCGTTTAGCTGCCGACTTCAAACCTGCTTCTCTACGCTGCTCTTTCATCTTAAAATAAGGCTCCAAATACACCAACATTTTAGGCGAGAAAAACTTTTCATCGGCGTCCAATTCAAATAACTCGTAGCCGCAAATTGTGGCCTTAATCTTAGCCTCTGACACCCCAAATTCCTCTGCAAGAAGGTCAATGTCTTCAATCGGATACATTAAGTCTTGCTGCTCCCGTAAGGTTTCTAATAACATAAAATAAATACCGTAGCCTTCAACTCCAAGTTCCTTTCGGAGCCTGCGAATCTTTCGGTCGTGGCGTGCATTACAAAAATGCGGGAAATAAAATGCTTCTTTTTGCATAAGTAAGTGAATAAAAAAGCCGGCCCAAGTGAGAGTTTGGAACCGGCTTTATGGTTATTAAACCAAATTTAATTACCTGAACGCTCTCACCCATTCAGCTAACTATTCGACTAATTTCTAAAAAATTGCCGGAATAAAAAAATTACTTCCTTAAAGGTTTCAATTTAAAGTAGTTCCCATACGCAGGAAAATGCAATACAAATTTCCTTGCATAATATGGCGTAAAATTATTACAGATTTTGTAAGGACCTGTTGAATCAAATGATTGTTCAAGCCTGATTAATTCAAAAATGCATTTGCTACCAATGTGCTTCCTGCCTGATTGAATAATTTTAAAAGCGTATGCCTTATAAAGTTCCCAAATATGTGGGTTATCATTATCGTACTCTTGAAATGTTTTCATTTTTTGTAAGGTTTAAATAGAAAGGTTTTTACAACTAAAAAAGGTATCACTACTATTGCCACCCACATTACAATTAGGATGACACAAATTTGTATTGCTATTTTTTTCATATTCCCAAATGGTCATTAATTTCTTTTGGCTTAATTGTGTACCGGTCTGCGATGTAATTTAACAAATCGGTATCGCTATTGGCGTCCCAATCTTTTGGCTGACGGCCGTCAATTATTGCGACCTTGAACATAAGCAGGATTGAAGCTATTGCCTGCCTGTTTCTTATTTCTTCTGCTATTCGAGAATTGTCCATAAATCTTGCGTTTGTCGCTTTCCAATTGCTTAGCGATGTGAGTGAATACTTCATTAAATGTATATCCTAATTCGTTACGGTGTGCAGTAGGTGTCATTTTTTTACAAATTTTAAAATGTTCATAATAGGTACTCCGATTGCCTTGGTAGGCTCGTCGGGATTTCTAAAAAATAGCGTGCGATTATCATCGGTTACCATAATCAATTCGGCCTTCAAATAATTGTCGCCAATACCGAGCCGGTAAACCATTTCATAGGTTGCTCCGACTTCCACTTCTTTGTTTCTCATAACGGCTCCTTGGATAGCGTAAATCGCAACAGGGTTTCCGTGTCTTGAAATATAGGTTGATATTACTCTGCGCATAAAAAATGGGGGATATTACTCCCCCGTTTAAGTTAAAATGGTAAATCGTCAGTATCACTTGCAGCAGGAAAATTAACCGGTGCAGGTGTTGAAGGTGCTTGCTGTGCAGCAGGCTTTGATTCAAACTCTTTTAAGACTTTGAAGTTGCCAAGGATTGGTAGTTGAACTTTTGCTTCTCTCTCCTCCTTTGTTACGGATTGTGTAATGAATCCGTAGTTGCCGTTTTTATCAGGGCCATCGTTAAGGATTCCTGTAATATCAAGGTATGTTCCCTTTTGACCTACGAAGTAGCGTGATTCGTCAAGTTTAGTCACGTCAATTTTGATTGAAATTAGCTTTGCCATTTTTTAGTTGATTTGGGTTAAAAATTTTTGAAACACTTCTTGTTTATAAACTTCTGCTTGCTTTATTTTTTGTACAATTTGGTCCTGAATTTCCTCGTCTGCTTGAACCTCTGTCCAAAATAAGCGGGCCGTCAAAGGAAGGTTAATTGCTAAGGACGAGCCGTCACTAAAATTCAAATTATTCGAAAGGTATCGAACTAAAAATGAAGACTTGGCACCGGTTGCCAACATTTGTGTTTGCAATTGGTAAAAGTAAGCAGGCGGAACTCCCTGCGTCTTATTGCCGGCACAAGACATTGCCATTTCCTTTTGCTCAAAGAACGAAATTGGGCTGAAAGGGCATTTCACATCAGCAACCGAAATAACTTCCATAGCATCGTACAAAACTCCGTCAGGACTTGCGCCTGAATTATGACCGATTGGATAAAACGTTTTGCCTGTAAAATCAAACATTAATCCCGTTGCCTCTCTGAACCAATGAAACGCTTCTGTTTCGTATTGGTTTCCGTGGTCGGTAGCTGCTGAACTAAACTCTTTCCGGAAGCCTGTTAATTCCTCAATTGCAACCTCCTCGATATAAGATTTTGCAGTTTCTGAAAGGTAGCCGGCTTCACGGTCTTTTACCGTTTTAGGCTGCGTAAATAACTTATACATTGAACTTGCTGTAAATCTCCCTTTACGAGCAGTTTGCCAAGGTAAAATCTCCATTACGACAATTCTAAGCTACGAGTTGTGAATAAAGCCTTGATATCAACATTCCCGTCAATACGGTCTTTTTTGTTGTTATAAAGTGCAAGCAATTCGTCCTTTGTAGTACACTTATCAACCGCCATTTTCCAAGAAAGAATCACTTGTTCATCTGCAATTTTTACTGCCGGCTTTACTTCCTGCTTTTCTTCCGTTTTGCCGTGCGTATTTGTTGCGTCTGAATCTTTGGTATCATCCAACGCAAATAAAGCGTTGAGCGCATACTTGCGTGCGTATGAGCTGCACGCTCCTGTGACCTGCGAACCGTCCATTCCTTTTTTTGATTCTTCTTCACGGGCAAAAGAAGATGCCGCATAAATTTCGGTGCCGTTGCTTAAAATTGCTGTGGCCTTTACGTAATAACGTTCGCCAAGAACTACGATTTCATCGTTAAGGGTTACAGCAAAACCCATAGGGTTCACTACCTGCTTAACTGCTTCCAATATGTCCTCCGCTGAACGATACTTGTACTTTCCAAACGAATTGTATTGGCCCTTTGGTGCTTTTACTTTTGCCTGAATTTCGGCAAGTGAATAGGTTGTTTTTGACATTTTATTGTTGTTTAAGGTGTTTACTGATTACTTTCTTTAATTCGGCCCTAACTGCCGGCTCATTTAGTTTTTCATTGTAGGCTATTCGCTTAACGTTTCCTACCGTCCACTCACGAGCCGAGAAAGGCAATATGCCTCTCTCGTTTAGGTTTTTTGCCACTTCGGCGTACACTTTTTCCATTCTTACTTTCATAGTCCTTCTGTATCAAATACTTTTAAAGTTACTTCGTCCCAATCAATCCAATCAGGAACTTCAATTTCCTCGCCTCTCATTACAGGCCGGCCGTTAATCTGAATCACTTCTGAACTAACAACCTCAAATTCTACATCCTCCGGCTCGTCGTGAGTTGCTGCGCTGTAATAGTAACGCCATTTAGCGTACAGTTCAATGAACTCAAAATCATCACTTTCGTAGCTATGGCATTCCACAACCGTTGTTCCTGATAGCCTTCTCATAATTTTTCGATGATTGAAATAATTGTTAACAATAACATTAAGCCACCGAAGTAGGCAAGAGCAGGAAGGATGTCGTCTTTTGTGAAGTCTTCGCCAATCATTAAT